ATAGTTAGGTAAACAACCATGAATAGTTTGGGAGGCAAGGCCGGATACAATATTTACAGCCAGGGTTCAAAGACTGGTGTAATTGATGCAATACCTCGAAACAAGTTTAATTTTACTGTTTCGTTGACTCGTGTAGGTATTCCTACACCGCTAGTACTTGAACGAATTGCAAATATCCAAATGCCCACATTCACGTATAGAACGCAAACATTAAACAAGTACAATAATAAAAGTATTGTTCAAACAGGAATAGATTATACTCCTATAACACTTACAGCATACGATACTAAGGATGCAGTATTTGAAACATTTCTAAAGGACTATGCAAGACATTATTTTGCAGGACCAATGAATGATGAAGATTATGGTACTTGGTTAACTAGTCCAAAAGGATTAGAACTTCCTAATACAAAACCTTATATTAATACTATCAAAATAGTGCGTGAAGATGCAGTCGGTCTAACAAATGAAATTGAAATATTCAATGCATTTATTCAAAATGTTGATACTGACACATTAGATTATTCAGATAGTGGAGCATCAATAATTAGAGTAACATTTGGCTACGAAGGTTATAGAATTAGTAGTACAGGTACTGTTGTTCCACCAGTAACACAAAGCGAAAATATGGTGGTACCATTAGAAAATGAATTTACAGATGACTTTGATGAAGCTGAACAGCAATATTTAAAGCAATTTGACGTAATACCAGAAACTAATAATGTAGGCGTAGGCAAGAACAAAGTTACAACAAATCAACCACAATACGAAGAATTTATTATGTCTGAGGATGCGGGTGCAGATGCTATGGCTACTACTAGTAGAGCCAAGCCTATTCAAAACTTAGATAAATTAATTACAGTCGGCGACAAACAATACGTAGTACGAGCTCCAGTACCCGGAGATATTGATAGCGGCGGCTGGCAGTAATGCCCAAGTTCCATCAAGGGAATTTCACTCCAAGCAATCCAGGTAAATACTTAGGTAAAAGAGTTCCTTATTACAGAAGTGGATGGGAACTTGCTGTATTTAGAATGTGTGATAATCATCCAGCTATATTAGGTTGGGGCAGTGAAACACATAGGATTCCTTATAAGAATCCACTTACAGGAAAAGCTAGTACATATGTACCTGATTTATTAATTGTTTATAAAGACAAACAAGGAAAGAATCATGCAGAGATAGTAGAAGTTAAGCCAGCTAGTCAAACACTAAGCGAAGCTAGAACACCATCTCAAAAAGCTTCAGCAGTTGTTAATCATGCTAAGTGGGCATCGGCACATGCGTATGCAAAATCAAAAGGATTAGGGTTTAGAGTTATTACTGAACATCAGATATTCAATAAGCCTCAAAATTCAAAAAAGAAAAAATAACATGACAAAAAAATTAGAAGAAGAATTAAACTTACCAGATCTCGACCAATTACTGGAAGAAGAAGGTATAGCAATAGATCCTACAGTAGACGATATTCATCATGACATAGCAAAATATCAAGGTGAAATGAGTATGGTAGAACGAGCTTCAGCAGCTTTACCTACAGTAGAAGGATTAGAACAATTAGATAGAGAAATGGACGCATACGCAGATAAAGCGATGTCTACATTTGATGACTTAGTTGATTTAGGAAAAAATGTAGAAGATAGACATGCAGCTCCTATATTTGATAGTGCAAGTAAAATGCTTAGTGCCGCATTACAGGCTAAAACAGCTAAGATGGATAAAAAGATGAAAATGATTGAATTACAGATGCGACAAGCTAGACTTGAGAAAGATAGTGAGAAAATTGATGCATATGTAGCACAAAAGAACAGCGAATTAGGGTTAGACGAAGATACTGGTGCTGATGCACGTATTGTGGGTAATAGAACAGCATTATTAGCTGAAATTATGAATAAGTTGCCTGAAAAAGATAAATAGTATTAATAGGAGAATAACTTAATGAAATCGTATACACAATATTTAACAGAAAATAAAAAGTCATGGAAGTTCAAGGTTAAAACAATACACGAACTTACAGACGAACAGTGTGATCGAATAGAGAAGCACCTCGGGAAATACGACTCTAAAGGACTCGGTGCTGCAAGGAAAACCATTCTACAAAGTGCTCCTAGAGATTTTCCACAACATAGAGGATATGAAGTTTTTACATATGACTTTGAAACTAACTTAATTGCTAGTGGATGGGAACTTGCAAACGGTATCCGTAATATGTTAGGACTCGCAGATGGTACACTTAAAATTAAAGGCGAGAATGAGCCAGATGATAATATCGAAGCAGACGGCACTGAAGTTAAAAGTATATTAGAAGATCCTGATTATGACGAAGCTAACAAAGTAGAAGCAAAGGATCATTATGGTGATGAGTACAACACCAGTTTTATAAAAGAGTTATTGAAACTTAAAAAACAAAAGGAAAAAGGCAATGAGTGATTTAGATAGAATTTTAAAACTTGCTGGCCACGGCATTATTGCTCAAAGCTCAGCTCCAACAGATAGAGATATGAAAGCAGAAGCCGTAGGTGAATCTGCAGATCCAATTTTGGATTTATGTGATCAACTAGGATGTGATTCAGATCATCCAGTACTTGGCGAATTAATTCGTTATTTAGACGGCGACACAATTAGAGATTTCGTATCAGACTTTCGTAGACACAACGACATGAATGATATGGAAGAAGCTAAAATAGACGAAGAGCCAAACGAAGGTAACGCTTTTACAGGCGCACAACAGGGTAAGAAAAAAGGCGAAAAATTTAAAGTATCTGGAAAAGAATTTACAAAAGAAGATGACGTAACTACTGAAGGCGTATGGGCAGTTCCAGAAACTCCAGAACAAATTGAAAAACTAAAAGAAATAATGTCAGCACCTTTACTAGTTGGTGAAGATGGTGATAACGCCGCAGACGTAATGTACGGTATTTTAGGCGACGATGAATTATTTGACGAGTTTCATTCAATGTCAGTAGACTTAGGTCCAGACACAGATGCTAGACCAGCTATTCAAGCTAGACTTGTTGAGCTAGGACTTATGGAAGAACCAGCAACAGAAGAAGCAGTATCAGAAGCATCTGGCGTATGCGAAGCATGCGGATGTCAAATTGATGCTCCAAAAGAAGGTTGCGAATGTACACATGATTCACATGATGCATCTGGATCACATTGGGTAGCAGAATCAATATCTGATGAAGCTAAAGAGAAAGCACAGGACAGAGCAAAAAACTACGAATCACCACGCGGTGAGAAGAAGAAGAAAGTTTCTGTAGCAAAGGCACCATGGGATAAGGAAGATTTAGATGAAGCACAAAGTCCAGCACAGAAGGCAGCATTTGCGAAAATGTTAGCTTCTAAGGGTGGCAAAAAAGATGATAAATCAGGAGAAGAAGAAATGGCTGATGATGATAAAGAAGAATTAGATGAGTCTCCAACAATGGATACTACACAATTAATTAACTTAATGAAAAACTCAGGTCTTTCTGAAGAGAAAATTAAAACAAAATTAGACGAATGGGCTAATACACCAGATGGCGCAGCAGAAGAAGAAGCTACATCACATGGTGACCCATACGAATATGCACAAAGCGTAAATTTAAGTCTTAAACGTTATTTAGATGCTGAAGATATGAAAGTTGGTATCACTGAACATAAAGTTGAAGATATTAAAGAAGCATACAAAAACGCAAAAAATAAATAAAGACATCCCTCCCGAATAAACAGTGTGATTTAGGTCACACTGTTTTTCTTTATTAACTGCATAGTTTATGATAGGTAAATAGTAGTATGGCAGTAGATACAAAATTAACTAAAACCCCATATACAAAAGAAAAGTATACCGAGGATCAAATTCGTGAACTATACCTATGTTCATCAAATCCTAAGCACTTTATGAAGGAACACTGTTTTATTCAGCATCCTACTAAAGGTCGTATGAAATTTGCTTTATATGATTTCCAAGAAGAGCTGGTAGATACATATCATAATAACAGATACAGTATTAGTATGCTTGCACGACAAACTGGTAAGTCAACATGTGCGGCAGGATACTTGTTATGGTATGCAATGTTTAATCCAGACCAAACTATTTTAATAGCGGCACACAAATATTCAGGCGCCAGTGAGATTATGCAACGTATACGTTTTGCGTACGAAACACTGCCTGATTTTATTAGAGCTGGTGTTACAGCATATAATAAGGGATCGTTGGAATTTGACAACGGCTCGCGTATTGTAGCACAAAGTACAACAGAAAATACTGGACGTGGTCTGTCTATTTCGTTAGCATACTTAGACGAGTTTGCATTTGTTAGGCCTAATATTGCTAAAGAGTTTTGGACTTCGTTGTCTCCTACATTAGCAACAGGTGGTAAATGTATAATAACATCAACACCAAACATGGACGATGATCAGTTTGCACAAATTTGGAGAGATGCAAATAAAAATCAAGATGAACATGGAAATGAAGTTGCTATAGGCATTAATGGATTTGCACACTATCTTGCTTCGTGGGAAGTACATCCTGATAGAGATGAAGAATGGGCAAGTGTAGAACGAGGAAAAATTGGTGAAGAAAGATTTAGACGAGAACACAATTGTGAATTTATTGCGTTTGACGAAACACTAATTGATAGTATTAAACTTAGTAACATGGAAGCCAGAGACCCGTATGCTAAAGCAGGACAAGTACGTTGGTATGCACCAATAGCTAAAGGCAAACTATACGTAATAGGACTTGATCCTAGTTTAGGTACTGGAGGCGACAATGCAGCCATTCAAGTATACAGTATGCCAGGAATGAAACAAGTAGCAGAGTGGATGCACAATAGAACTACTGTACAAGGTCAAATAAAAATTCTAAGAGAAATAGCACAGTATATAGAAAGTGAAACTGATGGCGACTGTGAAATATACTATAGTATGGAAAATAATACTTTAGGCGAAGCTGCATTAGTAGTTGTGGAAGAAACAGGAGAAGAAAACTTTCCTGGTACATTTTTAAGTGAAACACGACAACATGGAAATGCTAAAAGATATAGACGAGGCTTTACTACAACACACAAAAGTAAAATAGCCGCATGTTCAAAATTAAAATATTGGATTGAAACAGAAAAATTAGAAATAGCAAGTAAGCCTCTATTAAGAGAACTAAAAACATTTATTGCTAGAGGAAACAGTTTTGCCGCTAAAGACGGTGAACACGATGATCTAGTAATGGCGTTAGCATTGATTGTAAGAATGAGCATGGAAGTATCAAAGTACGAAGAAAGTGCGTTTGAATACCTAAATGATGACTTTGACGATGATGATGGAATGGAACCAATGCCGTTTAGCTTACTATAAAATACATAAATAGATAAATACATTAAAGGAATACTACTATGGAATTATCAACCGAAATCTTTAACATTCTTAAGGGTGCTAACATTAAATTAAAAATGTTTGACTTTCAAGGAAACAAAACATTAGATGCAGAAAACTCTGCAAGACTATATGCTTATGTAGAAGATTTTCTAGTCACTATACGTCTGGAAAACGACGAAGTTGAGGTTTTAGTTCAAGCAGGAGCAGATTTTAGCTTTGATAAGCATAAAGATTTATTAAGTAGTATCAAGAAAGCAGGACATAACGCTATGGCAGAATATACAATAAGAAAGTTTGATAAGAACATAGTACCAAAAGATTTCGCACATGATACAGTATCAGAAGGATATGCACGTGCAACAGGTTCTATGAAAACAAGCTACATACAGTTACCCGAGTCAACTAGACTTGTAATTAAACACTCTAAAAGTGTTAATGAAGAAGTACGCGGTTCACGCTCACGTAACATACAAGCTATGTTTATTGAGAATTCAGCAGGTGAGAGATTTCGCTTTCCACACAAATATTTAAGTGGAGCTAAGTCTATGGCCAAGCACGTAAGTATGGGCGGAACACCATATGATGCAATAGGCGAATCAATTTTAAACATATGTAATGAAGTAGCACAATGTAACCAGTTTTTACGTCATGTACGTTCAAATAAGCTAGTTAACGAAGGCAATCAAGACATTGTTGAAACAATTAAAAGCAAGCTAACTGAATTAAAGAACACAGTTAATAGCTTACAAACAGTTAAGGGATATGACTCATATTCGGCAGAATCTGTTGCAATTGTAGAGAATTCAGAAAATGATACAAAAGAGGTTGACATATCTGATAAGTTCATGTACAATACATTTAAGAATACGGATATGGATGCTGTATTAGAAACCGTGGCAAGAATCGTGAAGGAGAGAGATAGTATGACTGACTTAACTAAACAATATTTTGATCGACTAATGGATATGATTAAAGGTAAAGAAGATTTTAAAATTACTTGTGATCCAAATGATCCAGAACACCCTGATAACGAAGATCCAGTTAAATATTCGGGTCCAAGCGGCGCAATGGCAAAACTAAGTTCAATGTTGTCTTATCTTGCTATGTGTAGTAAGAACGATGAAGCATTTAACATATTGTCACATCTTGGTTCAGAATTATACAATTTGCCTCAAAAACACGTTGTATTAATGGCTAAGATTTGCAAATACTTAGATTCAAACTATGATGCAAATCCAAAGCAAGTAGAACCAGCAGAATCAATTACAGAATCAGTTTTAAATGATTTACGCAGAAAAGTTGCATAAATCATTTTAAAAAACACTTGACAGTAGGTGTAAATTGTTATATACTGTATAGGCTAACAAAGGCAAAAACTATTTAACTAACGAGAGGTTAGTTAAAAAACAAAGTGGAACAATAATGTTCCGCTACTAATAAAGGCTAAAATAGGAGAAACTAATAATGGCATCTTTAGCAGACATCCGTGCAAAATTACAGGCACAAGATAAAAAGAGCACAGGCTCTAGTAATAGCGGCGGCGACAACGCAATATTCGCACACTGGAACATTCCAGAAGGCACTTCAGCCACGTTGCGATTCCTCCCAGACGCAGACGAATCTAACACTTTCTTTTGGAAAGAACGTCAGATGATCCGTCTACAGTTTCCAGGAGTTAAAGGCGGAGACGAAAATAAACCAGTAACAGTACAAGTTCCTTGTGTGGAAATGTGGGGCGATCAATGTCCTGTACACGCAGAAATTCGTCCTTGGTTTAAAGATCCGTCAATGGAAGATATGGGTCGTAAGTATTGGAAAAAGCGTTCGTATATTTTCCAAGGCTTTGTACCACAAAGCGAAATGAAGGAAGACTCAGTACCTGAGAATCCTATTAGACGTTTCGTTATTTCACCACAAATCTATAAAATCATTAGTTCGGCATTGATGGATCCTGAGTTTCAGGAAATTCCAACAGACTACGAAGCTGGTACTGATTTCACTATTAAGAAATCTACCAAAGGTCAATATGCTGACTATTCGACATCGAATTGGGCTCGTAGAGAACGTAGTTTGGATCAAGCAGAACGTGATGCAATTGCAACACATGGCTTGTTTAATCTAAATGACTTCTTACCTAAGAAGCCTGATGCCGAAGCATTAAATGCTATCTTTGAAATGTTTGAAGCTAGTGTAGATGGACAGTTGTATGACCCTGCACGTTTTGGTAATTACTATCGTCCATATGGAGTAGATGCACCAGCACCGGGCTCTACACCAGCACAAGCGGCACCAGTTGCTCCTGTAGCGGAAACAGCACCAGCGGCACCAGTTGCTCCTGTTGCTCCACCAGTAGCACCACCAGTAGCGCCTCCGGCAGCTGTAGCAACACCAGAACCAGCAATGGCAATGGCTGAAGCAGCACCTGTAGCAACTACTACTGATGCACCGAGCGCTCAGGACATTTTAGCGGCTATTCGTAACCGTAAACAATAAAGTAATATAAATTAGTGGGGAGAGAGATCTCCTCACTCTTAGAAGGAGAAAACTATGGCGAGACCATTTGACGTAAGTAAATTCCGTAAAGCTATTACTAAAAGTGTACCAGGGTTAAGTGTTGGATTTAACGACCCAGACACTTGGATTAGTACAGGAAATTACACACTAAACAAACTTATCAGTAATGACTTCCACAAGGGAATTCCACTAGGTAAGGTAACAGTACTTGCTGGCGAGAGCGGAGCAGGTAAATCATACATTGCCGCAGGTAATGTAGTAAAAGCGGCACAGGATCAAGGTATTTTTGTTATCTTAATTGACTCAGAAAATGCACTTGATGAGAAATGGCTACATGCACTTGATGTAGACACTACACCTGATAAACTACTAAAACTAAACATGTCAATGATTGATGACGTTGCTAAAACAGTTAGTGACTTTATGAAAGACTACAAAGCAGAATACGCTGATAAGGCAGATGAAGAACGTCCTAAAGTGTTATTTGTAGTTGATTCGTTGGGCATGCTACTAACACCTACTGATGTTGATCAGTTCCAAAAAGGTGACATGAAAGGTGATATGGGTCGTAAACCTAAAGCACTTACATCATTAGTACGTAACACAGTTAATATGTTTGGACAATACAACGTAGGGCTATTAGCAACTAACCACACTTATGCATCACAAGATATGTTTGATCCAGATGACAAGATCTCGGGCGGACAAGGCTTTATATATGCATCAAGTATTGTTATTGCTATGCGTAAACTAAAACTTAAAACAGACGCAGACGGAAACAAAACTTCACAAGTACATGGTATTCGTGCCGCTTGTAAAGTAATGAAAACACGTTATTCTAAGCCGTTTGAAAGTGTGCAAGTTGAAATCCCATACGAAACAGGTATGAGTCCATACAGTGGACTTGTTGAGTTTTTTGAAGCTAAAGAACTATTAAAGAAAAGTGGTAACAGTCTAGAATATATTAGTCCTGTAACTGGCGAAGTAATTAAAATGTTCCGTAAGCCTTGGAATGCAAACAAAGATGGTGCATTGGAAACAGTTATGCGTGAATACGACGATGATCGTGTTGATGCAATTGAAGAAGATGAAGAAGAAATGATTGAAACTAATATAACTACGGAGGTTGTTAATGAATCTTAGTGATGGTGACTTTGAGTTTATTTTTAATTTATACGACGAAGCTACTGGATTTATTAGTGACAAAGATAAGCCAGAATTTGCATCTAAAGTAATTCTTCAACTACATGACTACGGGTTTGATATTAAACCAGCAGTTAAGGAAATATCTGATCATTGTGAATTTTTGGGTGATGCTATGGACACATGGCTAGAACAAGAAGAACAAGATGAAGATATTTTTGATGAATATAACGAAGATGATGAGAGCGAAGAATACTAATGAGTGCATGGTATCGTAAAGTTACAGCAAATTTAGGAGAGATAGTTTCGGCTATCTCTCACTTCGAACAACAAATTGATGAAGCTAGATTTGAATGTGGTATGAAAGGTGTACTTGAACGACATAGTAGAGAAATGCCTGGCATTGTAGAACAACGATTTAACCAGTTACAAGAAGTGGAAGCAATACTTGAATTCTTAAACACAGAAATGCGTAAACTGAGATCTAAAACATTTCGCAAATTCCTAGAAAACTATAATAAAGCACTTAGTTCACGTGATGCAGAAAAGTATGTTGATGGTGAACAAGAAGTAGTTGATCTACAGTATTTAATTAACGACTTTAGTTTAGTACGTAACAAGTACATTGGTATTATTAAAGCATTAGAAGCTAAAGGCTTTCAAATTAATAATATTGTTAAACTACGAGCAGCAGGATTAGAAGACATTTCATTATAGTTTAAATTAAAGGTTGACATGTAAGAAGTCTTGCCTTATAATGTATATATAAGTTAATTTAAAGGAGAGCCTGAAATGCGTAAAGTACCCTATCCAAATGTTACAGTACATGATGTAATGTGCGTAGCTATCGCAGTACACGAAGATCAGGGATTTATCCGTAGTGGGCAAGGTTATGTTGATTGTGCCCAAGACGAAGGCGATCCTATAGAAATTTTTGATAATAAGACAGAAATAGGAGAAATCCTTAATAATAAGGTCTTATACACTAAAGTTGTAAACGAATACAGTACAAAAGCTACAGAGCTTGTTGATCATATCAATGGAAAACTTATGATTAAGAAAATGACTAATAATCTCAATAATTTTGAGTCTAATGTAGTTAAAGCACTATCTGAAGCTGATGTAAGCAAGTTTTCCGTAAGTATTATTGCTAGTTTACCACATAGTGTTACAGTTGACAAAAAACGTGAAGTTGTAGCTGATAAAATGGTTAGCTTAAAGCACAGTAGCCAGTATTTTGGTGCAAAGGGTAAACGTTACGACATTGCAGTAGAAGTACTAGATGTTAAATTCATACAATCAAGCAATATTTACATGATTACTGCATGTTATGCCAAAAAAGACATTATTAAGTTTTGGTGGAGAGATCAACCAGATCTTGTAGATATTATTGCTGATAAAGTCATCAAAATTCGTGGTACTGTTAAGAATCAAGAAGTATCAAAGTATTCCGATTCAAAAGAAACTATGCTAAACCGAGTAAAAATCCTTGCAATTTAGGGGTTTATTAAAGGTTGACAGATTTAGGGAATAATAGTATATTATACTTAACATAACAGACAAACAGTTTGTTAGAAACAAAAAAGGATAATAATATGAAAAATAAAAAAGCAGTAGGAACTAAGTTCTTTAAAGAAGGAACACAAAACCAACAAATCCTAGCAAGATTCTGGGGTACTGGTAAAACGTTTACTATGGACAGTCTAAGAGATAAATTAGACATCGCATCTCCGGGTGCTAGATTATCTGAATTAAGAGATATGGGCTTTAATGTTAAAGCTACAGCTATTTCAGAAGGTAACGTTGGCAGATCTGCTAATGAGTACACTATATCTAAAAAAAGAGTAACAGTTTAATACTCATCTATATATTGGGCCGCCTTTAGGGGATGGCCCAATCTTATGAACAAACTAATCAAAAAAAGTTTTAAATTAAAGGTTGACAAGCAAGACGTCTTACTGTATACTGTAAGTATAGTTAATTAAATAAACAAACGAACAGGAGTTCAAATATGCCAAATGCAATGCACTTAAAGAAAGCTCGTAAAAATACTAAAGGCGAGACACTTATTGAAGTTCTTCCAAATAATGTAAAGGATAATCCTAACGAATCAGATGAACAAATTATTGAACGCATGCGTGAGCGTTTTCAGATCTTAGACGATATGACACAAGCATCAATTGATGGTGTTGTACGTGGAATGGTTGTAACAGGCCCTCCAGGAGTTGGTAAAAGTTTTGGTGTTGAACAAGTTCTAGAAAAGAACAGTTTGTTTGATGTGCTTGCTAACAACAAATTACGTTTTGAAGTTATTAAAGGTGCTAGTAGTGCAATTGGTTTGTACAAAGTACTTTATAATAATGCAGATAAAAACAGTGTTCTTGTTTTAGATGATTGTGATACAGTATTGTATGATGAGACATCGCTTAACTTACTTAAAGCCGCACTTGACTCGTGTAAAAAACGTAAACTATGTTGGAACACAGATAGTGCCTTGCTACGTAGGGAAGGTATTCCAGATAGCTTTGAATTTAATGGTAGTGTAATTTTTATTACTAACCTTAAGTTTGATAATGTACGTGGTAAGATTAAAGATCACTTAGCGGCAATCATGTCACGTTGTCATTACTTAGATCTTACAATGGATACTACACGTGAAAAAGTATTACGTTGTAAACAGATTGTTGCAGATGGCATGCTTAACGAATACGACTTCACAGACGAAGAAGAAACAGACTTAATGGACTTCATGATTAGTAATAAAGAAAAAATGCGTGAGATATCATTGCGTATGGTTACTAAACTTGCAGATCTTAAAAAGAGCTTTGGTGATGAGAAGTGGAAACGTACTGCCGAAGTAACATGTATGCGTAGAGCCGCATAGCTTAATTAACTATTAAAAGCCCTTCGGGGCTTTTTTTGTGACTACCACTTGACTTTCCTTAACTATTAGTGTATTATAGTATTATGAAATGTAGAATCGTATTGAAAGATGAAGTTAACTGTAAAGTCGAAGGACTTGATGTTAACACTCGCAGGAAGTGTGAAAAAGAATTAAAGTTCTTTCTTCCATATGCATTCCACGTACCGGCTTATAAGTTAGGTAGATGGGATGGATGTCAAAGTTACTTTACAGTAGGTGGTGTAACATACACTAACTTACTTGATAAAGTTCTTCCTATTATTATGGCAGAAGGATATGAGATTGATGTAGAGGATCTTAGAACCAGTTATGATCTTAGTTTTGACATTGTAGACGAAACAACGTTTCAACATAAACTTTGGCCTGCAAAGCATCAAATGGAAGGGCAACCAGTTACACTACGTGATTATCAAATTGACATTGTAAACAAGTATTTAGAAACTCCACATTGCTTGCAAGAAATTGCAACAGGCGCTGGTAAAACTCTTATCACAGCGGCACTTAGTGAACGTGTGGAAAAGTATGGAAGGTCAATTGTTATTGTACCAAATAAAGACTTAGTAAAGCAAACAGCAGCAGACTATGAGAACTTAGGATTAGATGTTGGTGTGTATTACGGTGACAAAAAAGACTTAGGAAAAGCTCATACTATTTGTACATGGCAAAGTTTAAACAGTATTAAGAAACGATTTAGAGATGGACTAAGTGAACTTAGTTTAGCAGACTTTGCAGAAGATGTAATTTGTGTTATAGTAGATGAGGTGCATCAAGCAAAAGCAGACGTATTAAAAGAACTACTAACAAAGGAGTTTGCAAAGATTCCTTTAAGGTGGGGACTAACAGGAACTATACCAAAAGCAGAACATGAAAAGGTTTGCTTACAAGCATGCCTAGGTGAAGTAACTAACAAGCTAAGTGCAAGCACGTTACAGGAGATGGATGTATTAAGTCAATGTCATGTTAATGTAGTGCAAATGAAAGAGTTTGCAGTGTACAATAATTATCAAAGTGAGTTAAGTTACCTAACTACAGACAAATCACGTATAAAACATATTAGTGGACTAATTGATAAGATTAGTAAAAGTGGAAACACA